AACAATATGAATTTATCTGAAATCAAAGATAATTCAATTAAAATTGATTCTGAAATAAAAGAATCACAATTTATTACCCCCAAACAAGGGAAAGGAAATAAAAAGAAACAACAACAAAAACAACAATCAATCGAAGAGGTGATTAAAACCTCTGTTGATCAAGCATTATTACCAAATAATGGGAAAACTTTGGGAGCAATCCCAAAACTAAATCCTATTAAAAAAGTAGGACCTTCGTTCAAGCCACCAGGACAACCTGATGTGCTTAATGAAGATTTTGAAGAAGTTATGATTAAAACTCAATACTTCACACCAACAACCGTAGCTAGGGTTGAGGAACTTCCAAAATATTCTGAAGTTCTCAAGACTAGCAATGTCACGAAGGATGGAAAAATAGCTATATCACATTTCATGAACGATGATATTGAACTAATTCAAAAAGTTCAAGAAACTGATGAATATGTTGATGAAATAGCTAACATGTCCACCCTGATCACAACTGAATTAACCACATTATTAACTAATAGTGGTATATTTGGTGACTTTTCTGGAATGATATCATCAATATCAGCTTCAGTTATGTCAATAATAACATCAATAATAAGTGCTTCCTTTATTGAAGGATTGACACTAAAACTACTAAATGTAGCAAACATCATTGTAAGTCTTACAAGTATGGCTCATCAAGTTGTTATTTATGCAAAAAGACATAAATATACATTTTGCTTGGCAACTGCCTTGCAAGGAGCTAAAATAGCTTATAATGATCTTAAAGAAGAAATCAAACAGGAAGACAACACTGCAATACCATGTTCAATAAACTGGATTAAACCAGCAATCACAGCTGTAGTAACAGTTTTATTTGCTGGTATGACCAAAATAAAATCTATAGGTTCAGCTGGTGTACTCAAAATGATGAGTTTCATTAAAGGCGTTGAACCTGTCGCAAATACTACAACTAAAGTAGTTGATTGGATCATGAAAACAACATGTGACTATGATATGAATGGATTACAAAGTATTCAAGAACAGCATAAGAGATTCATCAAACGTATAACAGAATTGGCAATTATACCACCTTATAAATATGTTCTTGATTCTGTACTATACCAAGAATTAAAGAATGCCATAAAGGAGGCTATTGATATCACTAGTCAAAAAGTACCGAAGGAAATTTCTGAAACAATGAAAACAAGCAATGCAATTCTTGTTAAATCATTACATGATTTACAAGAAATACTAAAATTTGTTAATTCGATTTTAGGAGAAAAAGATCGCCAAGAAACATTTATGTTCATGATGGAAGGTCCAGGAGGACATGGAAAATCTAGAGCAGGAAAATATCTTGCTATAGAAGTTGCAAAAGTACTTGGATATAATCAAAACATCTACAATTTACAAAAGGAAGGTGAATATTATACCCCTTATGGTGGTCAAGACATTGCCCACATACAGGAAGTATTTAGTTGCCGAGTAGTTGAAGATAAATTTCTTCCAACTGCAAATTCAATCATTTCTGGTGATCCAACAAATCTTGAAGGAGCATCACTTGAAGCGAAAGTCCAACCCTGTCGCATTAAATTGGTAGCAGGAACAACAAACAATTCCAACCCCAACATTTGCCGTAAAATGGTTGATGAAGCTGCAAGAGCCTTTTGGTCTAGAATAATGAGAGTAAAAATTGAAGATCCGCTCTTCCAAGGAAGAACAGGTCAATTAAACTCCCACCGTAGACCAGACTTTTCACATCTAAAGGTTCAAATATGTACAACAACAACTTTAACCCCTGCACCTGCAGATTGGGAAGAATGTACATTCCAGGCTTTATTCAATACTGTAACACGAATTGTAGCCATGAAAGAATTACTTTTTATGCAGTCAAGTCGTGAAATGTTCTTAGGGACAGGAGATTTTGACCTTAAAATGAGACCAGAAGAATACAATTTACGTATCGAACAGCTAAGAAGAATTATAGCCAGATATGGTGGCGAACAAATACCACAATCAGGAAAATCATTCTTTGTAACTCGTGTTCAAGGAAAAGCAGGGATGCAAAAAACATCTCTTGTTGAACAAATGGCAACTGATCTTTCCTTTGTAACTGGTTTTGACATAATTAAACTTGCTGAAACAAAGGACCCTTTTGAGAAACCACCAACAAAAGAAGGAATATATATACTTGATGATATACTATCAAGTAAAGACTATGAGAGGTACTTGTCTTGGATAAATCAAGGAAAAGATAAAAGTATTTATCTGATAGCAACTAACCATGTTATCAAGAAAGTTACACCAAAATGGTGGCACTTCTCAGGCTATAAAGAATACTATGAAATGACTGAAGATTGTTCATCTGGAATAATCAGACGATTAGGACTGGATGAACCAACAGTGTTCAATGGTGAATGGATGTTAACAGATCCACTTACTCAAACAACTTTCATGGCTATAACACCTGGTCAATTCAATTATAAAGAGGCTGCTGTAACATCAACCCAAGCAACTGAAATTGTATTTGATAAATATAAAGCCTACTTAAATTCCATGCAGGAATTAACAATAATAAAAGAGCACTACCTTGGAACAGCACCAATTGCTGTAACTTTAGATTGTCCATCTGTAGCTGTACTAAATGAATTGCTCCATAGTAAGAATAACTGTGTGAAAGCATGGTTGTCCAACTATAAGGGTAGCACAATAAGAGCCCCGTATGAAATTAAACAAAAACTTGCTGATATACGCTATGCTGATGGATGGAATGTGAGATATGAAGTAGATGAAAACACATTATTGCAAACATGTCAAAACATGGCAAGCCAATTTCGTAAGATCATACCAAATGCAAACTTGAAAGTAAAGATTGGTACATCATCTGTAACGCTTGTTGATAATATTATATATGTAGGAGATGGATTAGGACAAGTTGAAGAAATGATCACTTACGAAGTAGAGGGCATAAGATTCACTTGTGCTGAAGAACAATACTTTGTCTCATGGAAAGACTATGTAACATGGGAGAAAACAAAGCAACTTGTTAATTCCTGTGCAAACGTACCATGTGCTGTATTAAAAGCTATGTATATCAATCTTGACGCTAATCAGCCACAGCGCTTAGCTTTAGAACGAGCAGAATTTGACAAAATGAAAACTATTGGTCAAAAACTTAAGAGTGGCATATATAGTTACATTAAGGACCATACAGTTACAAAAGTAATTGTTGGTCTATTGGGACTATGTGCAACTGGACTTTTGATTACCGGAATATACAAAGTATTTAAATATTTTGTTTCTGGTTCAAAAGAAGAAGCTATGGCCAATGGTGGATCTGTTGTAAGTGACCCAAGTACAGGAAGCTTCGGCGGAGGTACACAATTCCAAAAACATATACGCGAATACAAAACTGCAGTTATGACACGAAATCAAGAGAAGGCTAAGCAAATTAGAGATGAAGTAGAAGAAGCTGGTTATAAGACACAATTTAATGAATGGGAACATGAATGGAGATCAAATGCCAGCATTAATGGTCAATACCAACAAAACAAAGAAACATTATCTGAATTAATATATCAAGCAATATATGAGAAGGATTTTATCTCTTTTGACTATTTCTGGCGAACAAATAAAGCTCTCGTTATGGATGTACTGCAAAGTAAACCCCAGGCACAAGATAACACCTTACCAAAAGAATTATCTGCTGAAAAGATGAGCGTTCTTGAAGCTATAAGTAATAAGGTACGTAACAACTATGTACTAATTTCCAACATGAACGGAGAAAACTTAGCACTTGCCATTGGAGGGAGACGTTTTATAACTGTTTCTCATACAACACCAAAGAAAGGTTTTGAATCAATCATAACTTTTGAAACTAATGGAAGAATACAACAAGCTAAGGCTACTTGTGTAGCAATAAATAGAAGTCGTGATCTGGCAGTATATGAATGCTCTAACAAGATACCTGAATTTAAGGATATTTCTAAAATGTTCACAACCGAAGAAACAATAGCTGAATTTGAAGCAGCAACAATTGTCAAACGAAATGGGAGCCATCACACATCAATGATGTCATATTATCCTAAACTCTCAACAAAATTGAGAAATTCAAATAATAAACTGTGGGATTGTGATGAAAGAGTTGTCATAAGCTCTACAATGGGTGTACATCTACCTGATGTATTATCATTAGGTGATTGTGGAACTGTTATAATGGGCCATCGAAATAATGAGTGGTATATAATTGGAATTCATATAGGAATCCAAATAGGTTCCGTTTATTTTGCATCAATTACCAATGCAGATATAACACAAAATACAGTTCAAGCAAACTCCACTGATAATACTGGAAATTCCATATATAACCTACTTGATAAGGAAAGTTATGTTATGGACAATTACACCAAAGAAAAATTTCAGGAAGATTGGTTTGTATCCCGATATGAAAATATATCTGGTCAGGAAAAGAAGCATAACCTTGAAGTTATTGGATATAATCCAAGTTTAAGGTTATACTCAAGACCAGAGAATAGAGTACGTTTTTATGAAGCTCCTTCTGAACTTAAAACTGATTACCTTCCAGCAGCAACAACATTACAATACGTTGAGGATACAAGTGACTTGGTCTCTGACAATCAAGGTAGACCAGATCCACTATGGACTCAATGTGTAAATTACACAATGACACATCAAAATTGTGGTAAGTGGGATAAGAAATTATTCACATATACACACAAACTTATGGAACAGAAAATGCTAGAGGATTTTGGAACACCAAGACAATTTACTTTACATGAAGTAATAAATGGACGTAATGAAGCCAAACAATTACCATGGACAACTTCTGCAGGATCAAAAATGAAACTCAAATATAACATCCAGACAAAAAGGCCATTGACAAACCCTGACATCCTATTTTGTGAAGAAAAACCTGGTGTCTTCAAAATTAACTTGAAAACACCAGCTGGTAGTGATTTATTAAGTGATTACCAATTGAAAAGGGATGCTATTAAAAATGGACTACCTTTTGCTATTCTTGTCAAAGATAATGCAAAAGTAGAATTAATACCATCAGAACAAGCAAAGAAGGGAAAAGTGAGGTTATACAGCGAGCTTGAGGTTGCAGATAACATGGTTCTTAAATCATTTTTCGGATATATACAAGAAAAAGGTCACGCACGTCATCTTGAAAATGATTGGCAAATTGGATATAATCCATACACTGACCCAATCATAATAATGAGAAGAATGAATGCAAAACCAGGGAGAATTATATCAAGTGATTGCAAAAGATTAGACAAAACTATCATAAAAGAAATGATAAAATCTTTTGTTTATGCAACACAAACAACATTATCTGAGAAACAGAAAATGGCATTATATAAATCACTAACATACACCATTCATAACATCAATGGTACAATTTTCTTGTTAGATCGTGGAAATGAATCAGGATCCTTTATAACTGTCATGCTTGATTGCTATGTTCTAGATTTTGCGGACACTTACATGCTATGTGATAAGTTTCAAACAATTCAACATCGCTTACCAACATTAAAAGAAGTAAGAGCATTAAGAGAACAAGTTATTCTTGGTGATGACAAACTCTCAAAATATGATCCTATGTTAGGGTTAGACTTTGAGCAATTACAACACTATTATAGCCTGTTCAACATACATTTAACACCACCCAAGACAGATGCTGAGTACTCTTTTTGTTCAAGAGATTTTATAAAGGATGAACAACCCTTTATTTATTTGCCTCGCTTAAAGAAAGAGAGTATAACGGCACGTCTGTTCTATTTTGAGAGATGGACACCTGAAATTGTAGTTCAAAATTGTGCAAGTGCTCTAGCAGAAGCTGCTTTTTGGGATTCTGACTTTTATAATAAAGTAGAAGAACTTGTTCGCTTCCGTTTAAAACAGGTTGGGCGTGAAAAAGGAATAAATTATTATCCTCAAACAACTTTTATTGATTTTTATCGTCTCTTTGTCTTAAATGAAGAGACAACACCTCTATTACAGCCAGAGGTTAAGGCTAATGCTATGAAAGAAAATTTAAATAAACTAAAACTCAAATTTATAAAAAACTTTCCAAACTTTGAAATGTCATTAACAGATTTAAATGAATATGCCCAAAGACGAAAACTCAACGTCTCCACAACGTTTACATCAAGTGGAGATCCACATTCACCTGAATGGAAGGTTGCTCTCAATATCCGAAGTGCAGATGAGACCTTCAACCACACTACTTACGCTACAGCTACTACTAAAGGACAAGCTAAAAC